ATGCACAAACCTATGTCACATGGAATTGGAAAGCCAACGGCGCTGGTGTAAGCAACACTGATGGCTCTATCACCTCAACAGTTAGTGCCAACCCTACGGCTGGGGTTAGTGTGGTCACGCACACAGGAACAGGAGGTGTAGGGACAATTGGTCATGGACTTGGGGTGGCTCCTGCAATGTTTATATCCAAAAACCGTGTAAATGGTGCTACTAATTGGCACGTTTATCACCAAAGCGTTGGAAATACGAAAGCACTTTTTCTGAATACAACAGATGCCGCTATTACTAGTGTTAACTATTTTAATAATACAAGTCCAACAGATACGGTATTTACATTAGCATCGGCAATCAATTTAGCTAATACTTATGTAACCTACTGTTTCGCCGATGTAGAAGGTTACAGTAAATTCGGCAGCTACACGGGCAATGGTTCCTCAGACGGCGTTTTTGTGTACCTAGGTTTTCGCCCAAAATGGCTTCTGATAAAAAACACCACAGGTTATAGTTGGATTTTGAAGGATACCGCTAGAGACACCCAAAACGTAGCCGGTCGTACCCTTGTGCCTAATGAGTCTACTGCCGAAAGCGCAGCAGGGAACAACCCAACCGACTTTCTCTCAAATGGTTTTAAGCTCAGAGAAGGTTCGGTGAGCATTAACTCAAACGGAACCACCTATATCTACATGGCGTTTGCCGAAAACCCATTCAAAAATTCCCTCGCACGATAAGGAAACACAATGTATAAAGTAAACAACAAACCACTTCAACTTGACCGTGCCTTTACGTTAGGTGACATTCAATACCCTGCTAACTGGCTACGTCTCTCATCCGCTGAAGACCGTGCGGCTCTGGGTATTACTTGGGAAGCTGAAGCAACCCGTGCTGACGACCGCTTCTACTGGTCAGGCGACATCAACAACCCCAAGGCTATGGAAGACCGTGAGGAAGTCGATGAAGACGGCAACCCCATGTATGTCAAAGTGCTGGACAAATCTGACCCTGCTAACCCCGTCATGGTTGACAGTGATGAGCGTCTGGTAACCAAAGGTCTGAAGTCGAACTGGATTGCACAGGTCAAAAACACGGCAGGTAAGATGCTGGCTGGCACTGACTGGATGGTTATTCGCAAGGCAGAGCGTGATGTGCCCATTGACGCTGATGTTGCTGCCAAACGTGCTGCAATCCTTGCCGAAGCCAACCGACTTGAAGTTGCCGTCACTGCCTGCGCTGACGTAGAAGCCCTAATTGCTGTCGTTAATGACCAGCGTTGGGGTGATTGATGGACCCAATTAGCATCTTCATGGCGGCTACTGCCGCTTTCAACACGGTCAAAAAGCTAGTGGAGGCGGGCCGTGAAGTCGAAGATGTTCTAGGTCAAATCGGCGCATGGATGGGTAAAGCCTCTGAGCTTGCTGAAATCGACAACAAAAAGCCGGGCCTATTCCAACGTATCGGCAGCGGTAAGTCCGTCGAGCAAGAGGCAATGGAGCAACTCCAGCGCCGAGAGGCCATACGCAAACAACACCTAGAACTCATGTCTATGGTGAAGCTAGCTTACGGGCCGCAGGCGTTTGATGACTTGATGCACATGCAGCGCCAGATTAAACTTAAGCGCGAGCGTGAAATTATCTTTCAACAACAGCGCCGTCGGGATGCGGTAGGGTATACCCTAGCTGCAATTATTATTGCTCTTGCAGTATGGGCGCTATGGGGCATGATTGCTACGGCTATTGAGTGGAAACTAAACGGAGTAAATTGATGGATGACCTTATTTCAATGGTTAAGGGCTTTGCGCCCGGTATCGCTACTGCGCTTGGCGGTCCTCTGGCTGGTGTGGCAGTTAGTGCGCTTTCTAAACAACTTGGCGTCAAGGATGAAGTGAACGCTGTGATGAAAGCCATCACAAACGATCCAGAGGCTGAGGCAAAAATTAAACAGTTAGAACATGACAAATTTAAAGCAATTCTTGCAGATAAAGCAAACGCTCGTGAGCGCGAAATGGCTGTCGTTTCGAGTGAATACGCGCCTCTCATTAACAAAATTGTTACACCAGCTCTTGCGCTGGGGGTCACAGGCTTATCGTTTGTGCTCTTTGCTGTACTCATGTTTGTTGAAGTCAAGCCGGAAGCTAAAGACATTCTTATCTACATCCTTGGCGTCCTTTCTGCGGCGGTGACACAGATTTTGTCTTATTACTTTGGTAGTAGTATTGGCAGTAAAGACAAGGATGAACAACTCAAGTCTGTGGTTCGGTAATGCTATGGATACCCACTGCTTTCGTTTGTTTAGTAAACGGTGGGTGCGCCTTTCATTATTCTTATGTCGAGCGGTACCTACATGAATGCGAAGCGGTCAACCGCAAAGCTGTCCAAAAAATGCAACAAGACCCGGATGTTCGGGCGTACGATGTGACCTGTATTCAGGTGCTACTAAAGGAAACCGGTAATGCAAATAACGAGGAACTTCAGCCTAGCGGAGATGGTCAAGAGCGATACAGCCTTACGCCTAGATATGGACAATACTCCCGGTGACGAAGAGATTGCAAACCTGACTGCCCTGTGCGAAAATGTGCTCCAACCTGTGCGTGAGCATTTTGGGATGGGGGTCAAAGTAAATTCTGGCTTCCGGCACCCGGATGTAAACGCGAAAGTCGGGGGGTCAAAGACCTCGGATCACTGCAAAGGCATGGCTGCGGATATTGAAATTCCCGGTGTTGCTAACGCAGACTTAGCTAAATGGATTGTGGACCACATGCAATTCCGTCAAGTTATTCTGGAGTTCTATACCCCCGGCGTCCCCGATTCAGGCTGGGTGCATGTAAGTTTTAACCCTGCGGATAACAAGAAGCAGGTCTTGACCGCTACAAAGCGGGATGGAAAAACAGTTTATTTGCCCGGACTTGTTGCATAAGAGCGCACTATGCCCCTTAAAAAATTACTACTGAAACCCGGTGTGAATCGGGAAAATACTCGGTACACAAATGAAGGTGGCTGGTACGACTGCGACAAGGTTCGTTTCCGTCAGGGCACGCCTGAAAAAATTGGCGGTTGGTCCCGATTTTCTAACGTTTCGTTCCTCGGGACGTGCCGTTCTTTACTTAACTGGGTGACCCTAAACGCGCTCAATTTAATTGGCGTGGGGACTAACCTCAAGTACTATATAGAGCTGGGCACAGCTTTTTACGACATTACACCCATTCGGGCAACGACAGCGGCGGGGGATGTTACGTTTGCAGCCACTTCTGGCTCGACAGCTATTGTTGTAACTGACGTAGCCCACGGGGCGATTACAAACGACTTCGTGACCTTTAGTGGTGCCGTGGGCCTTGGTGGGGCAATTACGGCTGCTGTGCTGAATAAAGAGTACCAAGTTACGGGTATCGTGGATGCCGACAACTATATTATTACGGCTGCTGTAGCAGCCAATGCCTCAGACGTGGGTAACGGGGGCGCGGCTACGGTAGGCGCCTACCAGATCAATACTGGCCCGGCAATTCAGGCCGCACAAACAGGTTGGGGTGCTAGCTTCTGGGGCTTTGGTCCTTGGGGTATTGGACAGTCGGCGACTGATGCCTTGCGTATTTGGAACCACTCCAACTTTGGTGAAGACCTTATCTTTGGTCCACGGGGCGGTGGTATCTACTACTGGGATGCTACTGCTGGCATTACCGTGCGCGGGGTTCCCCTGTCAAGTCTGTCCGGGGCGTCTAACGTACCTACGTTGCAGAACAACATTCTTGTATCGGATGTGTCACGCTTCGTGCTGTGTTTTGGCGTTAACGGGCTGGGTGAGAGCGCTATTGATCCCATGCTGGTTCGCTGGTCAGACCAAGAAGACCCTACCAATTGGACCCCTGCCATTACTAACCAAGCAGGTGACTTACGTCTGTCTATTGGGTCACAGATTGTTACTGCTCGTCAGACACGTCAAGAGATACTGGTTTGGACCGACTCGGCGCTGTATTCGCTGCAGTATTTAGGCCCTCCGTTTGTTTGGGGGGCACAGTCTGTTGGCGAAAACATTTCTATCATTAGCCCCAATGCGGTGGCTACGGCGAACAACATTACCTATTGGATGGGTACCGACAAGTTCTATAAGTACGACGGTCGTGTGCAGACCCTGCGCTGTGACTTGCGCCAGTTTATATTCCAGAACGCCGACGCCAATTTGACGTTGAACCATGATCAGACCGAGCAGGTATTTGCCAGTACGGTTGAGGCCTATAACGAGATTTGGTGGTTCTATTGCACATCTTCTTCTACTTCCCCTAACCGCTATGTGGTGTACAACTACGTTGAGGATGTCTGGTACTACGGCACTATGGACAGGACTGCTTGGCTCGACAGCGGCCTAAGCCCGAACCCACTTGCTACGACGCCGACTGGCTTCCTGATGAACCAAGAAACCGGGGTAGACGACGGTGATACCGGCACGCTTGCGCCAATGGAAGCCTATATTACGTCTGCTGAAATCGACATTGATGATGGGCACAACTTCGGGTTCATCTGGCGCTTACTGCCTGATTTGACGTTCCGTGGCTCAACGGCGGCTTCTCCTGTGGCGAACTTCTCACTCTTACCGCTGCAGAACTCTGGCTCTGGGTATAACAGCCCCGCCTCAGTTGGAGGGTCTAATACAGCTCCCGTTGTTCGCACAGCTACTTTGCCAATTGAAGAGTTTACGGGACAGGTCTACACCCGAGTGCGGGGCCGACAGATTTCCATTAAGGTTGAGTCGGACAGTCTGGGGACCACATGGCAGCTAGGTGCCCCGCGTATTGACATTCGTGCAGATGGGCGTCGGTAATGGCTAATGTCCTAACGTCTGAGTACGATCTTAATAAGACCGTCGCGCCGCGCCTGCCTTCGGCTACTACGCAGTATGACCGTCAGTATCAGGATCAATTAAATAACATCCTGCGCCTGTACTTCAACCAGCTTGATAATATTCTGGGCCAATTGGACTGGAATAAGCCAGTTGACTACATTGACTTTGATACGACAGCTTCGCCTACCGTACACCAAACAGGACGGCTAGATTGGGACTCAGATGACGCGACTCTTGAACTCGACATGGAGTATGGAGTTGTACAACAAATAGGACAAGAGACCTATGCCCGCGTGAGTAACAACACCGGGTCTACCATACTTAACGGCACGGTTGTCGGCTTTGCTGGGGCTACGGAGGGCTCCTTGAGAGTAGCACCTTATCTCGCTGATGGCTCACAGTCAACGCTTTACATTCTTGGTGTCATGACCCATGACCTGCCGGATACGGGCCAAAAAGGATATTGCACGGTTTGGGGTTTTGTGCGGGACGTAGACACAAGCGGTTTTAGTCAGGGGGATATTCTGTATGCCTCTCCCAGTACAGCGGGAGCACTGACCAATGTAAAACCTACCGCGCCTAATAATGTTATTCCATTAGCGGCGGTAGTTAAAGTAGGCACTACTGACGGTGTCATATTTGTTCGCCCCACCATTGAACAGCAAAGAAACTACGGGACATTTAATCGGACTACTGATTACGCGCCTGCGCTTGCTAACACTGCGTATGCAATTGAATTTAATACGACAGCCGTCAGCAATGGCGTGTCTCGGGGCACTCCTACTTCACGAATCGTTGTGGCGAATTCTGGGTATTACGACATATCCTGCACTTTGCAGTACTCTAGTAGCAACGCCTCCCAAAAGGACGCTTATGCTTGGATTAGGAAGAATGGGGCCGATATCCCTCAATCCTCCCGCATAACAAGCCTAAACTTGAACGGTGGATACCAGCCGGTTTTAATCTCAGAAGCGGTCTCACTTGCTGCGAACGACTATATTGAGATTATGTTTGCGGCGACTGATACAGCCGTTACGATTAAAGCTGCCCCTGCAACGGCCTTTGCACCGGGCTCTCCTGCAGCCAACTTGATGGTGGAGCAGATTCAACAGTAATGAAACTTCCCATTTGTACTTTGACACACTAAAATACAGCTATGAATAACTTACGCCCAATTGCACAAGCTGTCCGGTCACAAGGACGTAACCAAGATACACAGCTTGTCCACATGACGCCCCGTGAAGTTGCGGGATTGCAGGCGCTTGCTATGGCGCACGGTGGCTCACTAAGTATTAACCCTAGTACGGGTTTACCCGAAGCTGGTTTCTTGTCAGACATTTTGCCTGCTGTTGCTGGTTTTGCTCTTGGTCCAGCAGGTTTTGGATTGATGAGTTCTGGTATGGCAGGGCTTGCTGTTGGTGGTTTGACCGCGTTAACGTCTGGGGATTTGGGTAAAGGCGTTATGGCAGGGCTGGGTGCATGGGGCGGCTCGTCGCTTGGGGAAGGTCTTCTCGGCGCAGGCAACGCTGCTCTTGGGGCGGCTAACGCGCCTACTACTGCCGCAGCAGCGCAAAGCGAGGCAGCTAAACAATACGTAACTCAAGGAGCGCAGCAAGCAGCGGCTGCAAACGCTGCCGCAGAAGTCTCAAAAGCAGAGGCGTTAAAAGCTGGTTTAATGAACCCATCAGGTGTTATTGACCAGATGGGTGGGTTTGGTAAAACGGCAATGGCACTTGGCGCGGCGGGGTCTCCGTTACTACTCTCTCAGCAAACCGCAACTAAAATGCCGGATGTGCAACGTACTCCCGTAAATGTTCCACGATTGGAGTACCGCAGACAGGTAGCGCAGCCACGTCGTGACCCTAATGACACAAGCGAGCAAAACTGGTTTACGGGCCCCGGCTATGTGAAAGTAGGGGAAACTACCTACGGCGCTGAAGGCGGCGCTATTGGTTATGCTCAAGGCGGTGCCCCGATTACAGGCGGCAGACGCGCTATTTTGTCGAATGAAGAGTACCTCAATCAGTATTTTTCTCCTGTTCAAACCGCAACTCAGATGCCCGGAGTTCGCAAGGCTTCTGGCGGTATCGTTTCATTAGCTGATGGCGGGTTGTCCGACTACGCCCCCTATCGTCCCGGTTATAAACCTATGACGCCGGAAGAATTCTCCAAAATGTATTTTGGACAGTCTGCTACACCGACTGGTTTGCCCGGCGGAGTTTCTGGCTATGAGGGGCGTAGAAACTATACGCCGCCAACTGGTGCACAGACGCCATCAACCCCCGGCACTGGTGGTCAGAGCGACATCTTGACCGATGAAAACGGCAAAAAGTATCGACTTGAGTTTGACTCCGCCACCGGTACATACCGCAAGATTTACGAAGCTGAAACCCCCGTTGCAACTACTCCCGGTGCTGGTGGTGCTGGTATTGCGGGTATTGCGGGTGGCGGAGATAGTGCCGGTTCCACAGGTCCAAACTACTACGATAAAATGGAAGCCGAAATTAGAGCGGCTAATCCTAATGCCCCACAAGAAGTTATTGACGAGGCATTGAGGCAGTTGCAGGTAGAAGAACGCGCTAAGATACCCGCACTACTGGCTAAATTAGCCACTCCCGGTGCGCTAGCACTTGATTTGTTTAGAAAAGTTATAGGTGCGGAGCCGACTACGTTGCCTAAAGACCAAGCCGCGCCTGTTGAAAGCCGTAACGTATCCAACATAGTTGGAAAAGACAGCGCAGGTCGTGTGACTGTTACAGACATAAATACAGGACGTGTTTCATACCCCGGCGGCGACGCTTCACCTCTGGGTAATATCGGCAAGAATGCGCCGGGCATTGGTAACATGGAGGATGCGGGCGACGTTACCGGTGCTCCTGAAGGATGGTCGCCTCCTGCTCCTAACCCGTTTGCGGGCCCAACATACGACGAATTTGGCTTAAACGCGCCTGTTTTTGAGACTAATACTAGGGGAATGACGGTAGCGCAAGCTAACGCACAGCTTGGTATTGGCGGTGGTGATAGCAGTGGTGGTAGCCCCGGCGGTAGCATTAGCTATGGCGGAGAGACTTACGGCGGAGATACCGGATATAGTTCCACTGGTGAGAGCTTATTTGCCAATGGTGGTCTCCTATCTCTTGCTGCTGGCGGCATGGCTAAGGGTGGCTTTGTTGTCCCCGCCGACGTTGTTAGTGCATTGGGTAATGGCAGTACTGATGCAGGGTTACGCACACTGCAGGCTAAACTGGGCGCAATCAAGCCAATCAAAGGCAAAGGTGACGGGTTGAGCGACTCTATCCCAACGCACATTGATGGTGTGCAACCCGCGCGGGTAGCCGACGGTGAGGCGTACATTGATCCTAAGACGGTTGCTAAGATTGGTGGCGGTGATATGAAAAAAGGAGCTAGCAAGCTCTACGCCATGATGGACAAAATCCGCAAAGCAGCACATGGTAAGACTGCGCAGCAGCGCAAAGTAAATCCTGCTAAAGTCGTAAAGGCGTAAGGAAACAAAATGGCAGACCAAAACGTTACCCAAACAACTACAACCAGTACGATACCGGACTGGGCGCAGGGCTACTTTACTGGTGAGAAAGGGATTTTCCCTCAAGCCCAAGCGCTTGCTCAACAACCGTACCAAGCATATACAGGTCAGCGAATGGCTGACTTTAGCGGGCTAACCACACAAGCCATGCAGGGTGCTGGAGCTATGACGCCTTCTACCCTCACTACATTAGGTGGCGGTATTGCTGGTGCTGCGGCGATGAACGCCGGTAATGTTAATTACCAAGGCTATCAGCCCGGTCAGTTTACAGGACAAGCGGCAAGCCAATACATGAACCCGTTCATGCAGAACGTGGTGGATATTCAGCAGCGCGAAGCGCAACGTCAAGCGGATATTGCGGGTACACAACGTGGGGCAGGGGCAGTTAAAGCCGGTGCTTTTGGCGGTTCTCGCCAAGCCGTTATGGATGCCGAGGCTGCTCGTAACTTAGCCATTCAAAAAGGTGACATCCAAGCGCAGGGGCTGAACCAAGCGTTTAACCAAGCGCAGCAACAATTTAACACCGAGCAGCAGTTGGCTGAACAGGCCCGTCAATATGGCGCTGGTTTAGGGTTGCAAGGACTGCAAACTGCTATTCAGGGCGCTGGGCAGTTGGGGACTTTGGGTCAGCAAGGCTTTACTCAAGGCATGGACATCAACAAGCTACAGGCTCAATATGGTGGACAGCAACAGGCTCTGGAGCAGGCCAAGCTGGATCAGCAGTATCAAGACTTCTTGACGCAACAGCAGTACCCATACCAGCAATTAGGCTTCTACACCGACATTCTCGGCTCCGGCTTGCGCGGTGCGAGCGGCGTAACCAGTCAAGCCTCTAATATTTATTCGCCCCCTCCAAGTACTGTGTCTCAGCTAGCTGGTTTAGGTACAGCAGCGCTTGGTTTGAGCGGGATGTTTAAGGCTAAGGGTGGTTCAGTGGGCTACGCTGAAGGCGGCTCGGTAGGAACCGGTTTAGCCGATTTGGCAATTTCTAAAATGGCTTGAGGAACAGTATGATTAACGTCAACCAAATCACCGCCAAGCTAGCGACTCTTCCTGATCAGGCGTTGCAACAGTACGCCATGATGAACAAAAACGACCCCTATATTATGTCGTTGGCGTTGTCTGAATCTACTCGCCGTCAAGAAATCCGTAATGCCGCGCAGGGTGCGCAGGGTGGGATGCAAGAGCCGCCAAAAGTAGTCGATCAGGTCGTTGCTGGTATGTCCCCACAACCCGCCCCACAATCAATGGGCCAACCCATGCCTGAAGACGTAGGTATTGGGCAGTTGCCTGCGGGGGATATGGAGTTTGCTGACGGCGGGATTATTTCTTTTGCTGAAGGCCGCGTTATTCCCGGTGCACGAAAGCCAAACGAGTCATTTGCTGAGTATCGTCGTCGGCTTCTCGAACTTGAAAACCAGCGGGCAAAAACTAAAGATGCGGAAGAAGCTGCCGCAAGAGAAGAAGAGCGTAAACGACGTTTAGCCGAGCGTGGCGAACCTGTAATTCCGCCCAGCCCTTTTTTCGACCGCGTGCCATTGCCAAACAGAGACGCGGAAGCCGCCGCCACACTACCCACACCTACCCCAGACCAAAAAGCCAAGACGCAAGCTGCGAAAGAACGCGCAGATGCAGAAGTTGACCGCGCTGCAGCCGCTGGCGAAAGTTACCCAGATGTGCCTGCCGCACGCCCGCTTTACGAACGACCTCCAGAAATTGCAACGGAAGCACCCTCGAAAGCGCCTCCTGCAGCGCCTGAAAAGCCTTCGTTCGTACCCGGCCCTACTGGTATAAATGTGGATGAAACAGGGCTGGGCGCTTTGATGTCTATGGATGACTACCGCAAGCGGTTTGGCATGGACGTACTTGATAAAGAAGCGGCTGGTTTAGAAGCGCAACTAAGAGCAGTAGGTGCAAAAGAGATTAAAGGCAAACAAGACTATTTGTCTGGCATAAAAGAGGATATTGCGGCGCTAGGCGAGTACGGTGTTGACCGCGAAGCTAAACTCAACAAGCAGCTTAAAGAGCTTGAGGGCAAAGAAGACAAGAATGTCAGCATGGCGCTTCTTGAAGCCGGGCTGGCAATGATGGCTGGCACATCCCAGTATGCGTTTGAGAACATCGGTAAAGGCGCTCTGGTTGGCACCAAGGCGTATAAAGAAGGCCTTGATAAAATTGAAGCCAAACGCGACATTCTTGACGAGCGTATTGCTAATCTGATGGACATACGTCGTAATGAAACTCGTGCCAACAAGAAAGAAATTCGCGCTGCCGAAGCGGGTGTTGCCGAGGCAGAAAGCGCTTTGGCAAAATCTTTGTACACCAACACCAAAGACATGCTGGGCATGAAGAAGGACACCGCTAATGCAGCCGCTACTGCTTACGGCAACGATCAAATTGCGCGGGCTAAGATTTTATCTGATAAACAAGTCGCAGATGCTCAGATTAAAGCAGGGGACCGCCGGACCGCCGCACAGATAACTTCTGCTGAGAAACTTGCTGCGATGCCCGGAAAAGATGAACGCCTTTATGCTTCGTTGGCTGATCCAAAATCTGCCGTTTCTATTGGCTTGGAGCGTTATGCTGCCGCGATGGGCAAAGACAAAAGCACAGCTACTCGCGACTTTGTAGACTTTGTCACTGCGGCTACCAAAAATGCTGACCCAACGAATCCGCCTAATATGGACACGTTGCTTCAGCAGTTCTTGGCGGCTCAACAGAGATTGGGGCAGGCTAGAGTCACCAGTAGCTTGCCAAAAGGTGCCCAAGTCACTAAATAACAGGCATAATATCTACACCCCCAGCATCCGGTAGCTGGGGGGAATTGTCAAAATCCGAGGACTTACACTGCTATGGCTAACTATCTACCTCTTCCAGACGGACGTTATTTTGAATTGCCCGAGGGGGTAAAAAGTGAGCAAGAAGCGGTTGCGCTAGCAATGCAGCGGTTCCCGGAATTGTACCGACTCTCTCCGGAAGAAAAAGAACCCGAGCCAGAAACTGGTTTTGTTGCCGGTTTAAAGTCCGGTTTTGAAAGCCTCAAGGGTGATATTGGTGCTATCGGTGCCGGGCTGGGTATCGAAGGTGGGGCGGAATACGCCAAGGCACAGCGGGAAAAAGCCGCTCAAATTGCCCAGACTCCTGAACTAAGCGAAGACCCTTGGGGGTACGTCACCACTCTGCTGGGACAATCTGCCGCTTACATGGCGGCGCCTGTTGCTGGCGCTCTTGCCGTTGGTTCTGCCCCTGTTTCTGGCGCTCTCGGTCTTGGCGCTACTGCTGCTGGCTTGCTCGGTGCCGGTACTGTTTCTGCCGCACAGTTCACGGGTTCTAACTTATCTCGCCAGCTAGAAGAAGGCACCGCCCCCGAAGACCTCAAACTCGGGGCCGCCGTTGCCGCTGCGGTTCCTCAAGCTGCGCTGGATACTGTCGCCTTGAAATTCATACCCGGCGTCAACAAGCTCGTCGGTAAATTTGGGCGTGAGCTGACCAAAGAAGAATCGCTGAAGGCTGCCAAAAAACTGGCTGAAGCCGGGGCTGCAGGGCTGATCAAAGCTGGCGGGGCGAAAACACTTCAAACTGCTGGTATTGAGGGTCTGACAGAAGCTGGTCAGCAGGTATTTGAGCGTATGCAGGCCGGTCTGGACTTGATGGATGAGCAGGCTCGCGGCGAATACATTGACAACTTCGTAGGTGGTGCCACGCTTGGTGGTCTGTTTGGGGCAGGTAGCCGCATCGGCGCCCAAGGCCGTGCTAGAGATGAAGTAGCGCAGGAAGAACAGCGCGTAGCTGCTGTAAAAGCCGCAGAGGAAAAACGCCTAGCTGACGAGGCAGCAGCCGCTGAACAAGCAGCCTTTGACCAGCAAGTTGCAGGGACTATGCAGCAGCAGGTGATTCCCGGAACGGAGCTGGTCGAAGACGTGAGAGACAAAGCTGCCAAGGCAGTACAAGCTGCCGATGAAGCGCAGCTTGCCGCCGAGCGCGAGCGTCGTGGGTATGGTGTCGAAGGGCAACAGCAACTTTATGAGGACTTGTTTAAACAAGCCGATCAACGCGCGGAGGGTTTGCCAGAAGGAGAAGAGCTGATCCAACAGCGTCAATCCTTGCAACGTGTGTTGGAAGACAACCAGCAGCAAATGAGCGATGCGCTTGCTGCGAAAGATATGGAGGCATATAAGCGGCTCCGTGACCAACGCGGAGCTATGTCTAAGGAACTGGAGGCTGTTGACGCGCAGTTGAAAGAACTTGGTGTTGAAGATCAGCAGCAGCAATTACAGTTGCAAGAACAGATCGCCAAAGAACAAGCCAAGCTGTTCAACATGGCTGGCCCCGGATTCGATCCTGACAAAGCCGCGCGTATTGAAAAGCGCATTGCCGATTTACAACAACAAGCGCCCCAACAGGATATGTTTGGCGCAGCCCCTCAGTTGCTGGATTTGAATGCCCGGAATGAACAAGCTCGTAGAGAGGCAGCGCAAGCAGAACTGGATGCCCGCCAAGCCGATTTGTTGGGGACTATTCCTAAACGAGAAAAAGCTGATCCGCTGCGTCTGCTGAAACAGGCAATGGAGGTCGATGACGCTACTCGCAAAGAGCAGGCGTTTGATGCGTTGTTTGAGAACGTGTTTGATAAAGATCAGCCCCGTGCTGTTCCTGTGCCTGAAACAATTACTCCTATGCCGCGTTTGGATTTCAAGGCGGCGAACAACCAATTTAACGGGATGCTTAAGAAAGTCGAAACGCTTTCCAACAGCATGCTGGCTTCAAACCGTGAAAAAGCAGACAAAGTTCGTGACGATATTAACGACATTCGACAAGGCCCAAACAAATATTTAAAGCTGGCTTTTGATGCCCGCGCTGAACAAGACACGGCTTTGAATCGATTTGTAGAGATGCTAACTGAAATTCGAGCAGGTGTGTATTTTGGCGGTGCGGGGCGCGCCCCAGAAGCCTCCGTTAGTACGCTTGAAGGGCTGAAAAAACAAGCTAACGAAGCTAAAGCTGCGTATGTTCGTGGTGCTCTACAAGAAGCTGCGTTGCACCGTCGTGCTGAAGGCCGTCCTGAAATTACGGTGGATGAGGCTTTGAAAGCCGCTTCTGATATGGATGCCGCCTTGAGCGATGCCCTTGAAGAAATTAGCACACGCGCACCAGCAGATCGCAGCGACGCCTACAAAGAGACGCGTATTGTTCTCCCCGCCCAGATGCGTAGCGGGCAGGTTGTTCAGTCTGCCGTGCTGGAGACTCGCGATTCTCGTCCGTTAGAAGAGCGCCCATTTGGTGCCCCTCGTGCTGCGCAAGAAGTCATTGTTGACGGCTTAAAGGTGCTGCCTAAAATTCGCGACAGTTTGATTGGCGGGCGTCAAGTTACGGCTGTTAAACCTGTATTGCGCACCCAGTTTGCGCAACAAGAAGCGCGGGAGACAGCCGAAGCAAGAGGAGAAACTGGCGGAACTCCACAACAACAACTTCGTCGTCGGAGAAATTATGTCGCAGGCTTGATTAATAGAGCTTTAGAACGCGATATGCCAGAACGTATCCGCACTGCGCTTGAAAAGGCTTTAGGTGTTATCGAAACTAAAGATGCCACACGCGCACGATTGGTAGACGCGCTAGAGGGTAATTTGCCTGACAATATTCGTGCGTCAATGGAAGCGGCGTTAGATGCTATTGATAAGGGCGTGCCGTCAACAGCGTTACTAGATGCAGCAGAAAACCAAGCGTCTCGAATAATCAGAGGTGCGGACTCCGGCAAAGTAAGCCGAGACATCACAACCAAAACTAAAGAAGTTGCCCCCGGTTCTAGGGCTGTTTCGCCACCCAGTAAACAAGGCAAAAGCGCAGTACCTCCACTTCTGATTTCTAGAGAACGCGTTACTGGCACCACAACGGAAGAGGGCACTATTGGCTTTGAGGCGGTGCAAGAGCTTGAGGAGGCTTTACTACCCGCAGGCACAACCGCTATTGATCAGCGTGAAGCTGGACAGAAGTCTCTGTTTGCTGGACCTGCCGACAAGCGCCGTGAAGAACGGGAACTTGGTGTTATTCGTCGCAGCTACGACGCCTTAATGAAAGCTCCGGCTGTACGTGCGGGTCGTGAAGCGGCGGAAAAAATTGCCGGACGTGTGCGCATGCTAAAAATAGCGCAGGATGCAGCAAAGCGTTACACAGATGCGCAGGTTGAGCTGCAAGAACAGATTGCAGAGATTCGTCGCCGAATTAGTGAATCTGATTGGATGGTGGGGGCGTCTCTCAATAAGTTGTCTGCTAGTAACTTCATCAAACTTACGCCAGCAGAGTACGTACCGGTTATGACGAAGTACAACGCGATGGTGGAAGAAGTCAATAAACAAAACCAATTGCTGAAACAAAAACGTGCGGAAACAACAGCAGGTTTGACAGCGCAAGTAAAAGCACTGGAAGAACAACAAAAACGCGTTAAGGAAGGCGCTAAAAATTTCTTTGCTGTTTTTGCTAAAACCGACCCTTCTGTTTTTGCTGACCCTGTGCTTGCCTCTGAGCAGTCTTCGGCAGAAGCACTGTTTAACCGTCGCACTGAACTGCTGAACCAACAGCGCAATGATTTACAGGCAGCGGTTGATGCTGCCATGATGCGCGTAACTGCCGAAATGCGTGCAGCAAAAAATGACCTTATTAAACAAGCTGATGCGCTTGAGCAACAAGGAAAAGAAGCCATTCTTAAACTTGAAAAAGCTCGCGAAGCTGCGGCAGAAGAGGGTGTCAGCAAAGAAGGGTTAAAAGTTTTTGCCGACACTGAGAAAAAACTTGATGCACTAAACGACGAAATACTGGCTTTGCGTAAACGTGCTGCTGAAGATATTGAAACAACGGCAATTGTTGCAGAAGCCACTCGCGACACGCTTGTGCAGTTTGAATTTAAAATTTTAGAAAAATACGAGAAAGAACTTAAGCGGGCAAAAGACAAGTTAGAAGTCGAACGCTTAACAACCGCATCGACTGAACAACGTAGGCGAGCGGCTAAAGCTGAAACTGCTGCACGTTTGGCTAAAGAAGCAGCGGCTCGCGAGCAACGCGCAGTAGAACAGCGCCTGCTTAAGGGGGAAGGCATTGATCGTATAAAAATTACAGGCGGTAAGAAACCTGATACTCCTCTAGTAAATGAAGACGCTGTTCGTTTCCAGAAAATAATGAATTCTGTGGACGACGTTTTGGAAGAGCGCAAGGCCGCTAAGGGCAAACGCGCTATCGGTCCTGTTACCCGTACGCAGTCGGCAGCCCCCGCATCAATGCGTGGCGGTACTGAAGAAAGTAAAGCAGGTCTGGGGCGTACTGGAACAAGCCAGCGTCTTAGCGAAGCCCGGGGTGTTAAACAGAAGGACGTGCCGATTACCCGCGCTGAGATGGCAGCTCCTGCAGACATGTCTGTGGAAGAATTTGGTAAGTTGTCACTCGAAGAACAAACCGCTGAGTTGAACCGGCGCCAAATGAAGGCCGATCTAAAAGCTCTTGACACGGCTAAACGTACCATCACTAGTACGCGCGGTACTAAAGAACAGATTGCTGAAGATAAGCGGATTGCAGAAGAAGAGTATGGGATTGATGTATCTAAGCCGAAATGGCGTCAAAAACTCCGCGCAGAAATAGCAAAAGAAGATGCGATAGAAGCGGAAAAAATAGCATCAATGCTGACCAAAGGCAAGAAATCTATTGCCGACGTTATGGACGAAGACGTTGATGCTGCTGAAGACAACTACCTGCGGGAAAACTCTGCGGCTTATGACACGCCGTCATTTACCAAAGTAAGGGTGAATGTTATCCGCGCGCTTCAGGCAGGCGATGCTGTAAAAGCCGCCGAGTTGCTAGCCGAAAGTGGGTCTGACCCGTTGACTCGCAAACTCGCAGGTATGCTGGCACAGCTGCTCGGCGATACAAAAGTGGAAATGGTTTCTGACCTGTACGTTGATGGGAAGCGTGCGGCGGGTAACTACATGGCCCGTAGAGGCGTGCTGCAGTATGATGTAGACGCTGTTAGCGAAGAGACCATCCTGCACGAGATGATCCACGCGGCTACTCTGCGTGCCTTGAAGGCCCCGATGGAGACGTTGACCGCCGCGCAGCAAGCCGCCCGTAAAGAACTGGAGTCAATGTTTGCTTCGTTGAAGGGCAACACTCGTCTTGCGCGTGAGTACGGCATGACAGATGTCTCTGAGTTTGCGTCTGAGCTGCTGTCCAACCGTGTGCTGCAAGAGAAGTTAGCAGGCGTCAAGTGGAGCGGTGGTGGCAACTTCTTCACTCGCTTCATTAACAAGTTGCTGACGTTCTTGGGCTTTAAAGAGAGCGTTGACTTTAGGAACAAAGCTACACAGAACATAATCAACTTGTTCGAGCGTGCGATGCCCATGACTGAGGGCAGGCAGATTGAAAACGCAGCCTCCGTGCTGCGCGGTGTGTTTCCCGGTACTGCGCCGACAGCTTTTGGTGGAGTTTCGCCTGAAGCACAAAAAGCCACTTTATCCGGTGTTGCTCAGACGCAATCCAAAGCACAGCGTATTCAAAGCGCGTTTCTTAGCGATGGTTTAAAGCTCTCACTGCGCACGCAGCTGTTGGATCGTTTTGCTCCTATCGAAGAGTTATTACGCAAGGGCGTTGCGCGAGGCAAACTAGAGACCATGCGCATGTTCCAGACACTTTTCTACTTACGTTTTAGTGAGAATAGTAGTCAGTATGCGGCTACTGCTGCGTCTGTGGGCGGTCTTGAATTACGTTATAACAAAGACGAGAGCAGCTACACCTTTGAAGAAGTTGAGGGCACAAGTATTTTTGATATGGCGGCAACGCTTGCAGAAGCGGAAATTGGTAACGAGACTTTTGCGGAAACAATGCTGACTAAATGGTTGGCTGGCTTCCGTGCAGGGAACAAAGAGATTGGTTGGGACAAACTGGATTTGCGCGATCCCGCTAAAGCCAAAGCCGACTGGGAGGTAATTAATCGGGACGTTCAAAACAACCCAAAAATAAAAGCGGCTTTTGAAAAAATACGCAAAGATTACCGCGATTACAACGGTCGGTTGCTTGATCTTGCCGTTGCTACTGGCGCAATAACTCCCGAAAAAGCTGCCAATCTTAAGAAGTTGGACTACGTTCCTTTCTATCGGGATCGTGGCGACAGCCTTGAGATGTTTATTGACAAAGAGCACACCATTCTTATCGGCGATTTGAAGAATCAGCCCTATTTGAAAGAGCTTGTTGGTGGCGAAAAAGAAATTCTGCCTGTTTTTACCAGCGCACTGCAGAATACCAAGATGCTTGTTGATATGTCGATTCGTAACATGGCAACCAAAGACACTGCCTACTCGTTGATGGAGTCTGGGTATTCGGTGGTGCGCGATGGTAGCGGTCCGGCTTTACCAAACGTTGTTCGTTTCTTTGAGAAGGGCCAACCTAAACACGCAATTGTTGGTGAGTGGAAGAAAGACCCCAAGACGGGCAAGCTCGAAATGACCAGCGATATTATGGACGGTGTGCCTGCAGATTTGCTGGTCAAGGGCATGAGCGGTATCAAAGCTACGATACCTGCGGCAGTCAGGGCGCTTGCATTCCCTGCAAAAATCTTGCGTCGAACAGTAACGGCTCTTCCTACCTATGCGTTCCGACAGATTATTCGTGACTCAACCGCCGCTTGGATCACAACGGGGTCCGATGCTACGCCTATACTGTCCGCCACAAAAGAGTTTGCCAAACTAATGCGAAAACAAAGCGAGGCAGGTAAAAAACTCCAGTCGGCGGGCGCTATTAGCACAAACGTATTTACCGGTGATAACGAAGATATTGCGGTGCTTGTGCGTCAATTGGCAAAAGGCAAAAAGAACTTAAGTTTAAATAGCTTGTGGTCAAGTGCCGAAACGCTTTCAATGAACGCTGATGCGGCAACTCGGGCGGTCTTATACAGCAACTACCGGGCTAAAGGGCTGACGCACATGCAGGCGGTACTTGGCTCGCTAGAGTCTATGAACTTCGGGCGTCATGGCGTGTCGCCTAGCATGAAGATGGTTTCAATGATGATCCCGTTCTTTAATGCACAGATTCAGGGTTTGGATGTTTTGTACCGCACGGCAAGAGGTAAGTCTCTGTTTGAGGGTACTGAGACAGCAGACAAAGCCATGATGAAAGTACGCCAGACAATGCTGCGTCGAGGTCTCATGTTGTCTGCAGGCACAATAGCTTACGCCGCACTGATGGGGGATGAAGACCCGTACAAAAACGCTACGTTAGAACAACGTGCGCAGAGCTGGTTTGTTCCGTTCCCCGGTACCGACGCGTTCTTCCGTATTCCCATCCCGTTTGAAATTGGTCTGGTCTTTAAAGCACTGCCAGAAATTATATGGAACGTAGCTACGACGGATGATAAAGCCGCCCCAGCTGCTAAAGCCTTTGGTTCTCTGCTATGGCAACAAAC